CACCATCAGACCCCGCAGCAGCAGCTTCAGCTAACGCCACGCTTCGATCCACGAGTGGCTTCTCTGACTCTGGCGACAGAGCGACGCGCACGCCATTCTCCGCCAGAAAATCTACAGTCTTCTGCGCATAATACGGCCTCTTAGGTTCAGGCAACAGTGCCTTACCCCACGCCTCATTATTCTTACGCGTGCTATTGCATCCACGGCACGACACCACCAAATCATTCACCGACTCAGCAGCCCGGCCTGCATCAACATGGTCATAGGTGGCGCCGCGAAGGGATTTCTGATCTCCCCAATACACGACGCGACCGCACCACCTGCACGCATCACCATCACGCGCACGCACAGGAACAGTCAAACTCTTATTCCGGGTGTCATTCCTCTGTCGGTTCTCCCACTCAATCTCATCTTTGAGCCTCATGTGGAAAAGCTCAGGGTCATCAATAATCCGATAAAGAGTCTGACCCTGCTCACCCTCAACAACCGAAAAATACCCACACGCCACAGCAGCATCAGCCAGAACACGGCCACGCTCAAAACCCGCCACCGCAACAACAGTGCCCATCTCAACCACATAATCAGTCTTGAAAGCAGCACTCATAGCCGCGCACATCGCAACAAACCCAAAAAGCTCATTCTTAAGACGCGCATCAGCCTCAGGGAGCGACCAAGCCCGCAAAACAACCGGGTGAGACGCCGCAGTATCCCCAACCCTCAACCAAGGCATAGCCGCCCCCTAACCATCAAATCAACAAACCAACAAAAAACCCAGCTCAGCTACTCACTAGCCAAACCAAAATCACTCTGAGAAATATCCTTCAACCCATCCGCAAAAGCAGGCAGAGTCGAAACAACCTCTTGAGCGCTCGCTGCCTCTATCATCGGGTCAGTGCCCTCAATGCTCTCAGCGATGATTGCGATACGGGCTGCAGCAGCCCGCACCTTTTCTTGCTGTTTCTGCGGCGGATTTTCCTGCGTGCTCCATGCGCCGACGAATGCCACTACCCGCTCACCAAAAACTACGACGATTCCTTTTTCTACGGTTATCATCCCGTCAGTGCCGTAGGTGTCAGCAGCCTTTTTCAGCTTCCCGTATGCGACTGTACTTACAGTACCGGCGCACGGGGCGGGCTTCCCCAGCTTGTGATTACTGATGCCTTTCAGGATTTCACGCCACGGTATTTCATCCCACTCTGCACCCGCAAATGATAGCGATGCAGGCGAGTGCATCGCTCCGTCTTCTGTCAGGGTAATCACTTGCTCACGCGCACCCAATGCGGTGTAATCCTTGCTTACTTCTACGCTCACGGGTACCGGATCATCCTTCTTAGGCTTAAAAATTGCGGTGATTTGCTTTAGCTTTTCACGGTCAATAGCAAATTCCACCATCTCACCGTCAAATCCGTAAATAGGGATTACAGCAGACGCTAAAAGACGTGCCGCGCTGTCTTCTGTCACTAACAGCAGATTACCGTCATCAGTGGTCTTGCAGTAGACCATCTCGCACGACCCTGCTTCTACGTGCTCACCCGTGCGGCGTGCACGCATCACTGGTGCCAGTGAGTCTAGCGCAGGCTTTAATTCCGCCGCATCTACAGTAAATTTAGCCATTTTATTTCTCTTTCTGATTTATTTCTTTTACCCATTCTAAGTAATGTGTCATGCACAGCCCGCTTGATTCCACAGGATCGCCGCAGCGGATGCATTTATCTATACCTAGTCGCTCTCGGCGCTGCTGCTCATATGGCGAGACGTACTGCGCTTCCCCCGTCGGCATCTGCCTGATGCTCCTTATCATGGTGATTTATGGCGCGCTCACTGATTTCTTCCCAGGCGTCCATTATTACTATGCTGTTATCTCCCTTTACAGTAAAGCTCTCCCCTCTTCCGCATATATTACACACGTACTCGAATCGCGTGCAGCGACTTTTCCCACCCCAGGATCGTGATTCATACTTCGAACATGTAATATCCATTTTTCCTCCTCATTTCCTTATACAAGGATTTTAGACTATGGGCGGTGGTCTTGCAAAATCGCGTTGCTATTCGCGTGTCGTGAGGCGGCGGTGAAAGCTAGACGGTACCCCTTTCCATTGTACCCATACAGGGTTCCTTGCTCTGCGCAGTCCAGGCACTCCCATGTCCAGGCCTTACCCGGCACGACGGCGCTTACCTTTGCCTTATGGCTACGCCACCCCTCACTAGCTGGTATCTTCCACACACCCATCCTGTATTCCAGGATTTCCGGTGAGCTAATCATTTTCAGCCACTCGCCCACCGCTGCCTTTTCTTCTTTGCTGAGTGAACGCATTTTCAGCAGACGGTCTTTCAGTGCTGGGATTGTCACGGCTGTGAACGTGCATGACCGCTCGTCCTTGCGGCGGTAATGACGGCCAATCGTGAATTTCTTCTTTGCCTCTGTTGGAATCCCGGTCAACGTGTGCCCGTGCCCGCTTTTCCCCAGCACGGTATCAATGTCTTGTGCGATCAGGTAGATTGTCCCGTCCGCGTAGATTGTGCGGATTGCGGTACCCCAGTCACGGCCTTTCCAGCCTGACAGATAAATTACGTCGTGAATCATTTCTTTTCCTTCTTTCTATTTTGTTAGCGCATACGCTATCAATATTGCGCAGATGTACACCAGTGCGTAGCATAATGCTTCTGCGGCATTTTCGCCTATCTTACTATCTATGAATACCAGCGCCTTAGCCCATATTTTGGCTATTACCTTCTCAATCATAGACCGCCTCAAAAAAGCTATTACCCTCACCCATCATCACGTAGGCTCCATTCAATCATTTTATGCAGCTCTTTTGTTTTTTGCGAAGCAATTTTCACATACGCTCCAAGCTCTTTTTCTAAAATATCCTGCCAAACTAAACGAAAGTTTTCATTCTCTGCGATATTTCCCTTTAAAGCGTTGTGCAAAAACGATAATTTTTGCATCACCTCGACAAGCCCCGCACCAATAAGCATTCGCAAATCAATACTATACGCAGAGCACGTAAACTTAGGCATTTTACCCTTAGTAATACCCCGTGCATCTAGTATATTTTCCTTAAAACTAATTTCCATTATTTCCCCTCTACCGTATACGATGCGTATTCACTTACTGTCCCGTCGCCATTATAGATGTATATCTTCTTCTCCTCGTGATTGAATTCTATCGGACTCACCGGGTTGAGTGCCGCTGTCACAGCAGACGCGAGCGCTTGGTTTTCGTTTTTGCCTTGTGCGCACGTGTAGGTGGCTGTGGCGGTTTTGGTTTCTCTGGTGGTGATTTTTATTGTCTTTTCCATTTTTATTTCCTTAGTGCTATTACCGTGTTTTGATCGCCGTCTTCTGCGATGTTGATTAGCCCGTGTGTGTCGTATAGGCTTATGATTGCTGCTTTGAATTTATTTTCTTTTATTCCTGTGAGTTTTATTATTTCTTTTTCTATTTCCTCGAATTCCGTGTATGGGCCGCCTTCTGGTAGCGTTTCCTTTAGGATTACCCATATGAGCTTTTCTTTAGTGGTGAGTCCCGGTATGGAGAGCGCTTCTCTTAGTCTCTCTGGTATAGCTGGGGTATTATCCATTTTTAGGCTTTTCTTTTTTGTGGTGTGTTTTTGAGCGGCTGGTTTGGCGTAGGTTGTCGAATGCTCCTGCTGCTCCTTCTGAGATTACGCTTTTTGGTTTTGGTTTTGGTTTTGTTCCTCTGGTGGTGGGTATGTGTTCTAGGGCGTTTGCTATGGCTTGCAGGTGGGAGTGTGCGAATGCTATGCGTCCGCCGCCTGTTTTTCGCCCTCCCAGGTGCGGGTATTTGCCAGCTGAGGCGCGTTCTTTGAGGGTGCGGGGGGATATTACTCCGCCTAGCATTTCTGATGCTTCTTGAGGGCTGTATAGCTTCTCGCCGATTATCATTATTTGTCCTCGAAATGCACGGGGTGGCTGGTCTGGATGCCTAGTGTCTTGTCGGCTTCTTGTGAGATCGTCCAGTCTTCTTTGTCGAGCTGTTTCACGATGTGGAACTTTTCGCCGTCACTGCTTTCTACCATTTCTATTTTTAGGTAGATTTCGCCGGATGCGTCGGTGATGTGGAGGCTTTCGATTTTGCCGCCGTTTTCCTCTGCGTAGTCTTTGGCTTTTTTGCCTTCTGATAGGTTGGTTAGGAATTTTTCCAAGTAGTCGCTGGGGGTTTCTGTCTTTTCGCGCTCTTCTTTTTTGGCCTTATTTTCTGCCATCTTTTCATCTACCCTTTCTAGGTATTCTTGCTTGTCTTGCTCTGATGCGCCCGCAATGTCTAGCAGGGATAGCCCTATTTTCTTTCCAAGGGTTACGGCGAAGCTGTCTTTTTCGTTGTACTTTTCCATGTCTTTTCCTCCTTCTGGTTCTACGCCTTGTGTGCGCTGTATTTCCTCAGCGCCTTTGGGCTACGGTGTGTCACAAAGCGTTCTTTTTTCACTTCGTTTGCCAGCCGCAGGGCCGCTATGAATTCTTGCGCGGTTTTGCGTGTGAAATATATTTCGTGGTGCCCCCGGCCTTTTGGTGGCCGGGTTTCGGCGTATGCGTCTGGTACGAGGTGGGGCGGATTGGGTTTCCTGAGCCAGTGCTGTATGAGGTGAGTTTCTTTGACCCCACCCATTTCTGCTACGTCTGCTGTGGTAAGTAGCTTTTCTGAGGCATGTTCTGGGGGTGGCAGGTGCCTGTATTTCTTTTTCCAGCTAGGGTGCCAGGCGGGGGTGCGGGTCATGGGGTTTCCTTTTCGTCTAGGGTGGGTGGCGGGCCGTATGTTTTGTGTTCGGCTCTGATCCAGGATTTGGCAGCCATTCCGATAGCTGCTAGGAGGGCTACGGTTGCGCCGGGGGCTGTGGCGTGGTTGCCGTTGATTGCTGCTTGGATTGCGCCGGTGGCAGCGAATAGGGCTACTGTTGCCCATATGAGGGCGGGCCATGTGTGTTTGAGGGGCATTTCTTTCTTTTCCTTTTGGGTTATTCTGCGGGGTCTTGGCTATCCAGGTTTTCACGCCATGCGTTGAGACTCTCACAGAGGCCATTCAGCACGACTACCATCTCTGTTTCTAGCGCGCTGACTGTGAGCGGCGATAATTCTATGCTCAGCATCTCCGTGAGGACGTTCAGCCGGTCTTCTGCTGCGTACACGTCCCGGATCGCGTCGTACACATTATCCTTGAGGCCTTTTTGAGTTTTACTTACGAATGGGTCTAGGGGATGCATATTTTTTAGTCTTCCTGCGCTGGCCGATCGATAAGCTCTGGCTGCGCCTGATGATCACCACCAGCGATCCGCACTACATCTTTATCAATCTTGCCCAGCTCTTTATACGAATTATTATAGTGCCCGACGGTGGTGCTGAGACTTTTGCCCATCTTAGTCATCAGTTCATCAAACTTTTTGATATGCACGCCCAGCTGACCGACACGCACCTGAATATCCTTGGCCTGCTCTTCAATTTGTAGACTCCTCAGGCCCTGCAGCACCGTCTGCAAATATGCCAAAAAAGTAGACCAACTTTTGTCGG